ATTCTCCAATATACCTAGAGGGAGAAAATGATAGGTCTAAAAAATTCATCGAAGGATGGATGAAAAAAATAGGAATATGGAAACTAAAGGATCAATACTTCAGGGAGTATTATCGATCTGGAAACATTTTCTTTTATAGGGTAGATGGTAAATTCTCAAACGATGACTTATTGAAGATGAATTACGTTTATGCATCTTCTCAGACATTAAAGCCTGGAGAAATACCAGTAAGATATATGCTTTTAAATCCATATGATATCGTTACAGATAAAGCTACCGCATTTCAAGATGGCATATATAAAAAAGTATTATCCGATTACGAACTAGAAAGATTAAGAGACCCAAAAACAGAAGAAGATAAAAAAGTATTTGATTCATTGGATCCTGAAACAAAAAAGAAGATTAAAGAGGGCTCGTTTACTCGTGATGGTTTAAAAATCGAATTAGATTCAGAAAAATTAATTTATTCATTTTATAAAAAACAAGATTATGAGCCTTTTGCTATTCCTTTTGGATTTCCTGTGTTGGATGATATCAATTGGAAGTTAGAGTTGAAGAAGATTGATCAAGCTATTTGTAGAACTGTAGAGAATGTAATACTTTTAATTACAATGGGAGCTGAGCCAGATAAAGGCGGAGTAAACCCAAATAATTTAAAAGCCATGCAGGAGCTATTTAAAAATGAAAGTGTTGGCCGCGCTTTGATTGCAGATTACACTACAAAAGCTCAATTTGTTATTCCTGATCTTAACAAAGTTCTTGGCTCTGAGAAATATAAGATTGTTAACGAAGATATTAAAGAAGGACTACAAAATATCATTGTTGGCAGCGAGAAGTTTTCTAACACACAAGTTAAAGCAGAGATCTTTTTGGAAAGATTAAAAGAATCGCGTAATGCATTTTTGAATGATTTCTTGCAGCCACAAATCAAGGAAGTTTGTCGCAACATGGGATTAAAGTCTTATCCTGTAGCCAAGTTTGAAGAGATTGATATTAAAGATGAAGTTCAATTTCATAGAGTTATTACTCGACTATTGGAAATCGGAATACTTACTCCAGAGCAAGGCATCAAGTCGATGCAAACTGGATTGTATCCAAATCCGCGCGAACTATCTCAAGTACAAGAAGCTTATATCGAACAGCGAGAGAAAGGTTACTACAATCCATTGGTTGGTGGTATACCTATGATCGAAAGTGTTCAGTCTGAAAAAGATAGAGAGATTGCAGAAGAGCAACTTGAAATTCAAAAAGAAGGAGTCGAGAATCAAAAGCAAGCCGTTCAGCAAAAAAGCAAAGAAACTCAAAATCAAACACAGAAATCTCCTGGTCGCCCAAATGGAACAAATCAAATTCCATTACAAGCTGCAGATTTTTATGGAAAAGATAATGTTCAAAAAACAATATATGATATAGAAGATTTACAATCTTATGCTATTGCTAATTTCCAGAAACATAAAAATTTAAAAGAATTGAATGACGGCCATAAAGATTTAATTGTTAAATTGTGCGAATCAGTCGTTTGCTCAAAAGAACAAAATCAATGGAAAAAAACTTTATTATCTTGTGTGAAGAATATAAATAATATTGAGAAATTAGATATTATGCCCGACATATTAGAGATATCTGCAAAGCATGAATTATCTGATTATCCTTCAGCTATATTATATCATAGTAAAAATCACAAAAAATAGTGTACTTATAATACATGAGTCAAAAATTTAAATACACTACAAACTTTTCTAATGTAATTTTAGCTTCAGGAGATATTGATTCTCCAGACCTTAATATTAGTAAGGCATCTCTAGACTCATTAAAAACTATTATACCTAGCGATGTAGATCTTGAAAAGAATATGGATTTACTCGCAGTAGCATTTAATGGAGCTGTAGTTAATTCATTTAACAAGAATGGTGATGGAATTGATGCGAAGTCTGCAGTACGTATCCTTGATCAATTTAAACACAAGCCCACAAACATTGAGCATCAAAAGCAAAAAGTAGTTGGACACATTGTATCTGCTGGATTTTCCAGCTTTATGGACAATGATTTATTGTCCCCAGAAGAAGTTGAAGATATGGACGAGCCATTTAATATTGCTCTTGCATCACTTATATATAGAACAGTTAATCCACAGTTTGCAAATCTTGTCGAACAATCTGTTGATCCAGAAAGCGAATTTTACCATCAAGTATCAGCCAGCTGGGAAATTGGATTCAATGATTTTGTATTAGCTGTTGGTAGTAACGACTTAAAAAATGCTGAAATCATCAATGATGAAAATATGATTGATGAATTAAAAGGTAATTTAAAAGCTCTTGGAGGAGAAGGAAAAATGAAAGATGGCTCTCCAATTCACCGATTAATTGTAGGAGAAATTTTTCCACTGGGAATTGGCTTTACATCGAATCCAGCCGCTAATGTAAAGGGATTAACAGTTAGTTCAAAAACAGAACAAGCACCAACTACAGAAAAAAAGGAAAAAAATATTTCACAAAACATCAATTCTGATGTAAATAACAAAAAAAGTATTATTATGGACAATAACGAAATTTTAAATAATCTAGTGTCAGCCCTAGAAGAAAAAGTTTCTGAAAAGAAATTTTCTGAAGAGGCAGTGGCTACTGTATCTAAAATTATTAATGACGCAATTCTTGAGCGTAACGAATCTTTCGTTCAAGAAAAAGAGCAACTTGAGACTGAAAAAGCTGAGTTGGCTAAAGCTGCAGAACAAAATGCAGAAGAAGTCAAACAGCTTCGTGAAGAACTCACAGCTGCTACTGACCGTGTTACAGAATTAGAGCAGCAGCATAAACAACAAGAGGCAGTTGCTCGTTTTGATGCGAGAATGTCCGTAATCGAAGATGCATACGAGCTCGACGAAGAAAGCCGCAAGGTTGTCGCTCACGAGCTTAAAGATCTTGATGAATCTGAAGAAGCTTTCGCAAGCTTCCAAGAAAAACTTCAAGTTGTACTTAAGCATCAAAATAAAGAATTTATCGCTAAGCAAGAAGAAGAATTCAATGCTAAGCTCGCCGAAGCAGTTGAGAAACGTTTGGCAGAACTTAAAAGCAGTGATTCTTCTGAGGAAGAAGTTGTTGAAGAAGCAATGGATAAGGTGGAAGCCGAAGAAGAAGTTGTTGCTAACAATAATGCTGAATCCTCAGAACAAGAGCTTTCCCTGAAGCAAAAATTTGAAAAAGCTTTCTCGGAAGACAATTTAACCATAAACTACTAAAATAAAGGAATAAAATAAAATGGCTATTAGACTATTACCGTTTCGTGATTACGATGAACATGATGTCGTAAATCTATTCAAAAGTGCTGGAACTCTCGAACAATTTATCGATCTTTCCCATGCTGATCGCCGCTCAACCCCTCAAGGTGATGCTGGTGTATTCGTAAAAGTTTCGAATGGCTCTCTCAATGCAGAGGGTACAAGTTGGGATCCAATTGATATCGATGCTAAAACTGGAGCAAATTCTCTGCTTGGAAAAACTGATTATCCAAACGTTGCAAAGAATTTTTATCCAGAAGCAACACTGAGCTTTGCTCCTATCGCAGCTCCCGAAGATGAATGTATTGGAATTACACTTCGCCAAACTGTTGCTCGTGACGAGCTTGGAGAAAACCTTCTTTACAATCAAGTCAAGAAAGACGAACTTTTTGGAGTTCTTCCTGGTGAAGTTGTACCTGTTCTTTCGAAGGGTATGATCTCTATTACTGCTGACGCTTTTGCAGGTGGTACTGTTGGTACAGCTGGACAAGTTCTTATTGGAGCAGCTGACGGACAAGTTGCAGCTGTAGGACGCGCCGATGTTGCAGCTGGTCAAAAAGTCCTTGGAACCATTCTTGCAGCTGGTTATCGTGATGACGAAGCTGGAGCTCTTGGTGGAACCAATGTATTTGGTAAAGCAGGATTAATGAAAGGTGGTTACGCTATCGTAAAAATCGATTGTGCATAATCTTTAATAAAGAAAGGTAAAATTTAAAATGAAAATTACATTAAAAAGAACACCCGAACAAATTGAGCTCGTTAAAGCAATGGCTTCTAAAAACCGCGATGTCGCGTATGAAGCTCAAGTTGCATTAGCAGAATTTATTGGACCTGTATTGGCTAAGGTTATCAACCAAGCTCCTACACTCAGTAACTTATTCTCAAATTTTGCGTTTAGTGCCGATGAAAGCCCCAGTATCCCAATGGATCTTTACTATGACATCACTGATGAAGATTATGTCACTGTTTGGAGTCAAGCTGTACCTGGAGGTCTTCCTACTAACACAGTAACACCTATCGGTGGTGAAATGAAATTCACAACCTATCGTCTTGATAGTGCTGTTGATTTCGATAAGCGTTATGCTCAACGCTCCCGTATGGACGTTATTAGTAAGTCTTTCTCTCGTGTTGCTCAAGAAGTTCTTCTCAAG